CTTGGAGGCTTATAAACAGCTATATTATTATTGATACCGGCTTGGTTTGAGTTTTTACCAGAATATACATAAATACCGGTTGTTCCTTGTTGTAAAGAAAATGGTAATGCTACACCGGAACCAAGCATTAAATTAATAATAGCATTGTTTGGATTCAATGGGTCTGCTATAATGATTGCTTGATTACTTTGTCCAGAACCAATAGAACTGTTCACTTGTGTTCCTATATCTGCTGGTGTAAGAGTATAATATGTTAGTGGAGATGGTGTAGCATTTGTTGCTGCTGGTAAACAACGATTGAACCCAGCATTTGGGTCATAATCATATACATCTGTTCCAGTACAACATTCTTGTCCAACACAACCAAGAACAGGCATGTCAGTACTGCTCCAAATATTTGGTAAAGTTCCAGTAGCATCTACACCAATGGAAACACCTGGATATTGGAAATCATATTGTCCATATACCATATTATTGAGAATGTATAAATAGTACATCTTTTTAAGAATTGTATACAAGGCATACACACCTATAACAAATACTAAAAAGTAATATACAGAGTCATTACCGAAGAATAAACCATATTGTTGAATGATTGTTAAAATAATAAAAATAACAAGGACAAATATGATAACTACCATGATACTCGTATGTTCTTGGTACTTTTGTGCGAAATAATCATTGATTTCAATTTGTCTAATTTTTTGTTGGTTATCATTTTGAAGGTCTGCTAGTTTTCTTTGGTTGTTATTAAGCTCTGTATTAATAATAGATGTTGCCGTCTCTTGTGTTGAAATTGCGGATTTTGCACTTTCAAGAAGATTGTTAAGAATACCACTCAATCTCATAGAAGTATTTTGTAGTCCAACATAAGTGTCTTCAATTTGTTGAATTTGACCTTGTATTTGCTGTTTTTGTGATGGTGACAAAGAAGTATTGCTATACAAGTTTGTATACAAATCATTTTTGATTGTTTGAAGATTTTGTATATCTTTTTGGATAGTGTCTAATTCCTGTTGTATTGCTGCTGGGCTATTTTGTCCTGAACTCATTTATATATTATATAAATAATAAGATTATATAATATAAATATTTCGTTTTATTCTATTTAATTATTTACAAATCACCTATATTTATCTTTTGGTATATTTATAAAAAAATCCAATCGTTCCTAAAGTAATAAGGAGAACAATAATATAAATATAATTTTGTTGAGTTGCTACTAGTCCTCTTTCTTCAATAATATTATCCATATTATGATTTTCGCTAAGGATTTTGATTTTTGCTTGTAATTCTCTAAATTGATTCACAATACTTTCACGGTTATTTGCAACAGGCATGCTATTATTTGAAAAAGACTCCTTTATGGATGAACTAAATACACTTGGACTTATTACATTCACACCTTTCATATTACCTGTAAAATTTTCTTTATATTGTGACATTAGATTATTTACACTCATATTCGCATTAAATAAACTGTTATACAAGTTTAATATTTGTTGTATGATAGGTGTTATCTGTTGAACGTATTGGGCATTTTGTGCCTTCAAATCAGTGTCAACATTTATAATACCTTGTTGTCCTGGTTGGTTTCCAGAGTTTATATAACTTTGGTATCTAACTGAATCAATGTTTACTATATCAGGAGAAACACCTACAGGTAAGTTTCCAGAAGCAACCGTCGTATCACGAGTATAAAGGTCTGTTTTTGCTAGACAATAATTCGATATAGAAATATTTGTTCCTTGTGGAACAGATGGAATATCGTTACAAGAAAACTGTTGTCCTGATGAGTATTTACCTGAACTATCACTATTCACCCAAGCACCCGCACATCTCATATTTTGTTGTCCACATAAACTATTACCAGTTAGTTGACCGTTATTATTAATAATATATGATGACATTGCTACTTATTATATATAATTGAGAAAAACAATATATATAATATAAATTATCATAATTTTTATTTACTTTATAACTTTTACTAAATAAAAATAATAAGTTTTTTCTTTGTATCTTTAAGATGGTTGACTCTGCATGTTTTGAACTAGTTCCATTGCAGTACCATATTTTAACACACAACTGTTGTCAGAGTTGTTATACAGGTAACCAGTACAAGAACTGTTGCTATTACACATTTTTTGACAGTCACTTTGTCCATTTGGAAGTTGACTTGAGTTATAGTTTAAAAACCCATAAGCATCAGACGACTTGTTCGAATATTTTTGATAGTCATTAGACAATGTATTTCCACCAGCTGGATAAGGGTTAAGAACACCATTCTTATCTATAAAGGCAGTTGACCCAATGAGTTGGGTTGATGGCATAACAGACGATCCAGTATCTAGTTTATAAGAGGATGTATAATAAAGATTACCTGCTTTATTCCCTTGTTTATTTTTGAATGTAGAAGTAAATGCTCCATTATTTTTCAAACTACTTGGGTCATTTGTTGCATAACACGTTGCACTATTTGGACCGGCACCATCTCTTTGATTCACACCAAAATATGTATAGTTGCCTGCTTGTGCTCTTGACATACAGTCGGTAAAAGAACTATTGTCAGATAATTTTGTAAGTGATGCTGTGTTAGGAAAGTTATTATAACATCCTATATATGATTCAGGGGTAGTATTTTGATAATCAATAGAGTAAACAGCATTTTGCCAAGGTCCTCCATAAATAGGATTTGGGAAACCTACTGGATTCATACTAGGATTACTTGACCCAACACCATTAAATGCCCTAGGAACACTATCTTGTCTTCCATATCTAGCATAACCTGTTTGTGGACTACTGTCATTTGTAGTCCAGCATTCCGCTACTTGTCGTCCAGAGTCAAAATATTGAAGACCAAAGTATTTATAACCATTATTCATGGCATAGTTACGACATTTATAGTAGTCATTTGTATTATTATTATCTCTATTACCAGCTAAATTATTTGCTGCTCTTGTTCCACTATCACCATAAATACCTAAAAATGAACCAGTTTGTGTGTCATACATAGCATTCTGCCAACCTCCACCATACATACGTCCATCATTTCCTTTTATTCCAATTTGTCTTGGTCTTATTTGTCCATACCTTGCATAACCATTCAGTGGATTTGGTTCATTACTAACTCCACATTGTGTTTGTTGTCCTCCATTTTGTCCATTTTGGAGTCCAAAAAATTTGTAATATACAGGTGAACCGTCTGGTCCGTCTTTATTTCCTCCTGCTGCATATTTCAAACAAGTTTCATAGTTATGGTTATAGTCACCACCACCCCAATAACTCAAACCGTTACTTCCATTTATTAATGGCAATGCTCTTTGATACCAGTCTCTAAACACACCAACGTAGTTTACAGTTCCAATATTTTCATAAGGAGTCTGGTACAAAGCAAGACCATTTGATTTTCCGTATATCTGTCCATCAGGGTAAGGAACTGTTTTCCCAAAACCCGCATAGGAAGAGGATGAACAAGTAGTATTTTCTTGGTCAGGAGAGTTCGCTGGGGTTTGATTCATAGTTATACAGTCTGCTAAACCAGTAGAGTTATTATAGTTTGTTAAACCAAAAGTATTTACTCCATCACTTATTGCTTTATTCATACACGAGTTTACATCATAAACTGTATTATAATATTTAAACTGTGTACCATCATTGATATCCCAGTTATGAAATGTTCCTTGATAACTCACTTTTGGATTATCCCAAGCACTAACAACACGAACATTTTTACCTTCATAACCACAAGCTTCATTCATTGTCATATTCGTAGCTCCATATAAACCTTCTACATTGAAAACAGCTTGTTTATCTGGCTGTTGTGTATACATATATTTCCCTGATGGAGATTTTAATAAAGGTTTATTCAGTCTAGTTGCGGACCCTACTGTAGGACATCCATTTTTACCAGCAATACTATTCCAAATATCCATAGTTGGGATATATCTTAGCACCCCACTATTTGTAACATAACAAACTTGTCCATCTGGAACCAATATAATAAAACTATTCAAATAACCATTTGTAGGAGATGTTGCACTGATATAGTCTTTTGTATCTTGGTTGATAAAACTATTGTTTGTTTCATATTCAGCTTGTATCGTATTGTATTGGTTCAATAAATTTTGGTAATTTTGTTGTTGTGCTTTTACTGCAGGGTCAGTACTTGTCATAATTTGTTGTGTAATTACACTTAATGCATTATTTGTAGCATTTGTATTGTTTTGTGGTGGAAGAGTAGCAACAGAACCGCCTGTGTTTGTGTTACCATCCATACCTTCTACAAAAGACTCTATCAAACTATCTGGTTGTGAATAGGTAGAGTTAGAGCCAAATAAATTTTTTTGCTTTGCTAAATTAACAAGTTTGTTTTGTTTTTCTTTATATTCTAACCCTTGGTTAATAGTTGCTGTTTCTAAGTAATTATTACTATTTGTGTTTATACTAAACAAATCAATACTCATTATATATAAATGTATAAAAAAAAAGGACCTTTAATAATATATTAATTCAACTATTGTTAAACATTACATACTTGTAAAAATATAAACAATCTTCTAAAAGTCTTTATAAATTTATTATAAAACAAAATGTTTATAATAAAATTACACTGTTTATTTAGTCTTTATGATAGAAACTTTAATATAATAGCCAATATAACAAATAATATAAAAAGCAATAAATAGTTTTTTCCTCTTGCACCACCTGTTTGTCCAATACTTGTTTTGAAAGACCCGTAATAGTTGTAAACAAATATATATATAGTTAAAAATAATAAACCGAAAATCAATAAATACAAGTAGTTGCTTTGTTTTACGAAATTAGTACTAACTTCTAAAGGTGGCTGATATTGAAATGTTTGTTGTAATATTTGTTTTCTCATATCTCTTAACTTATTATACTGGTCATTCATAGTCTGTGTATTTTGGTATGCGATAGCAAGGTTGGAAAAGTAGTTAGGGTCACCATTTTCAATATACAAAGTAATTTGGTTATTTATGGTGTCCAAGTTAGTTTCCAGTATTTGTAAAGAAATCATATAAGTTTGTAAACTACTTGGCACTTGTTGGTTTGGAGAGTTACTATTACAACTACTGTTTGCCCAAACAGGGTTACTTGTTAGAGAAGACCAGTTTACAGAAGAACCTTCTGGGAAACTAACTATTCCGTGTATTCCTTGGTCATTTGTAAAGTCAACCCAAAAATATTTTGGTACTCCTGGTTCTGGGTCAGTTCCAAGTGATGTATTGTTTACTTGTAAAGGTGAATTTCCAACAGTTCCTTTTAAGTAGTTACCAAATGAATTTTGTGCTATACTAGTAAAGTCTGCTGCTGGTGGAACAGGATTACCAGTGTTTATTTGGTTTCCCCAGTAGTAAGCACGAGAAATACCACATATAACACCATTTGGGTCATAGTTTTGTAAAAATTGTTGATAAAGTGACTTATACTGATTCATTGTTTTTTCATAAAGTGAAGACAGGTCATTAAAACTCATATTTTGTAATGACGAGCTTGGTATTAGTTGTGTTACATCTATATTTGTGTTATCCATTACTTTATTATATATAATATAAGAATAAATTAGTATATATTATATATTTATTTAAAGTATAAATTATTTTTTTCCACTTTTCATTTGAATATAACCCCTATAAACCATATAAAACCTTAGAAAGTCTTGTAAAATATTATAGTCTTATAAACTTATAAAATCCTTCCATATATTTTTATCAAAGTCCCTCCTAAAAGAACTATTATTATACTTAACATAAAAGTAGACAAATAAATGTCATTGTATTTTTTAACGTAATCATCATTCATTTCATATGTTCCTATAAAATTATTTGTAACATTTATAAGTTTATCTTTCGCATCTATACTTCCTTGTTGGTCTGCTTGTATATGTTCATTCAAAACAAATACCTTGTTATTTATTGAATTTATGTAGGACTGCACTGTATTTGAATATTCGTCTAAATTGTTCAGATAATTTAGTATTTTTTGTTGGGACTGGTTTAATAAAAATTGATAGTTTTGGTTATCTCTGTTATTATAAACATAAATTAAATTGTAATATTTATTATATTCATCCAACAGTGGTTGAAATTTTGCTTTCAACGTATCCATGTTTAACTTAATGTTATCTGGTGTCACAAATCCTTCTGTATTTGATATATTTACACTATAGGTTGGTATTGGTGTAGAAGTAGGAGCTGGAGTTCTATCTCTCTGTCTAGAAAAAATAGAAATAGGTGGTAGCATAGGTCCATTTTGGATAGAATTTTTTATTCCTAATAACCTAGAAAATATATTATCATTTGTTGAAATATCATCATTTATATTATTCGTATTATCATCAGAGTTCATATTATACTTACTATATAATATAAAACAATACATTTTTTTGATATAAATAATACTAAACAAAGCAAGTGATAAAAAAAGTTTTGTTTTTAATAAGGAGTTTGAAAATTTGGACATACAAATATACAAATTATACACATATTCTATAGTACTTTGTAACAACTGCAGTTTTACTTGACCTCAATATCTCACATACTTGTCCTGGACGAATACCAATAGCTGTTGCTACTGGGTCAAATCTAGATATTTCTGGATATTTATCATCATCGATATTGTACCTCAATGAGACTTGTGCTTTTTCGGAGTCAGATAAAATACGATGTGGTGGAACCATAACATGTTCTAAAATATTAAACTGTAGTCTATTAATACTTGTAATAATTATAAATATTCCTTCTGTTTCCCAGATATGTTTTAGTTCACTACGCATAGTGTCATTAATCTCATCTTTGACTATAATAAAAAGCGTATCATCTTTTGTAAGTGTTTCTGTTAAAAGAAATAGTTCATCTATCATTTCCTGTATATTTGGTATGTTCATGATTGATTTTTTTACATAATAAGATACATATATTTTATTCTGTTTTTGCGGTTCTTGATTTTCTGTGGATGTATTAGTGGTTTTGCTAAGTATCATATCTAACTGTTCGTTTGTTAACATTTTATCTACTTGTTGATATGAAAACCCTTTGTATTCATCCGTTTCATACCCTTGTGACTCTAATATTTCCAACAATGTTTTTCTAGAAGTATATACTTTATTCAAAAGTTGGACATTGTTTAAATAAATATTTGTTTTCTTTGTAGATGATGACATGGTATGCTTTCAATATTATATATATTATGTTTATATTAGTTTATTGTTTATTGCTTTAAACTGTTTATATTTTAATTTCATTTTTTATAAAATATAAATAAAAATCCGCCTGTTTTTGTTGGTTATTCTACTTGTTCATTATTTATTTATTGATTCTATATTGTAATCTTTTTTCTATCACCACTACTAGAGTTTGTTTCTTTTTCTTTTTCTTTTTCACCTCCTTCTTGTAATATTTCTTCACTGCCTTTTTCTATTTCAAGTATATTTGGAACTGGAACATTTTCTTCTTTATTTATTTCTTGGTTTTGGTTCAAAAGTTGTCCTTCTTGTACAGGAACCTCTTGTGGTGGAGTGTTAATTATATTTATTGTCATTGGTGGACTTGTATAGTTTTTATTTATGTCAAAACCTGATGAACTTGTATTTTCACCCTCACTATAAGTGATGTTAGGGTTATAAGCTGGAGAACCTGGGGCATAAGCTGGAGAACCTGGGGCATAAGCTGGAGAACCTGGAGCATAAGCTGGAGAACCTGGAGCATAAGCTGGAGAACCTGGGGCATAAGCCGGAGAACTAGTAGCAAGCTCAGGAGCAGGAGCATTTTCTGAAGAAGTTTTTCCAAAGTCAATCTGTTCTATATTCAACTCTGGCGTCTCTTTATTTTCTATTATTTCTTTTATTTTTTGTTGGTTATCTTTATTCACTTGTTTTTCCTTTTCTTCTAATCTTTTTCTTATTTCAGATAAGCATTTGTCTACCGACTCTTCTATTTCTTTTGTCTTATTCTCTTGGTTAACATTATTTTTATCCAAATTCAATAAACGACTAATATTATTTGAGTAGTTTAGATTCAAAAGATGGTCTACATTTTCGTCTGTAACAATACGCATTTGGACATTCAACACCTGCATTTCTTGTATCAACAGTTTAAACGCATATGGAATGCGTAAAATACTGAATGACCTACCAAACTTGGATACATTCATCACCTGTATACCTCCATCTGGTTGAGTATGAAATTTTACTGGGCCATCTACAAATGGACTAAAAAACAAGTTCTTCGGTTTATTATAAATAGATATTGCTCCTGTTTTATTACAAACCGCCATATAGTACTCATCACCTCTTACCAAGAATGATTCATTCAAGAAATAAGAAGCACCATGGGCAAGAATACCATCACGTTCCATTTCACCTACACGAAGACCACCATCATTCGCACGACCTTGAACCGTTTGTTTAGTAAGAACATTTCTTGGTCCTCTTGCACGATAATTAATCTTATCTTTTACCATATGTTTCAAACGCATATAATAGGTTGGACCAATGAAAATATCCGCTTCTATTTGTTCACCCGTCATTCCATTACATAAAAGGTCATTTCCTGATGCGTGAAACCCAGCATTCACCAACATTTTACCATAAATATCATGTGGTACACCACTAGACTGAAATGCCGTAGCGTCACCATAACCTCCATAGTTCGCACATAGTTTTCCAAAAAGAGATTCTACTAACTGTCCAATCGTCATACGAGATGGAATAGCGTGTGGATTGATAATCAAATCTGGACGAATACCATCCGCAGTGAATGGCATATTTTCTTCTGGGATAATAAGACCCAATGTACCTTTTTGTCCAGCACGACTCGCCATCTTATCACCAATAGCAGGTATTCTCTCTTCACGTATTCTTACTTTGGCAATATTGAAACCTTCCTCTCCGTCCGTAATAAAAGCCTTGTCTACAAATCCAAGTTGTCCCTTTTTTGTAGTAGTAGATGCGTCTATAAACACATCCGGTCTTTCTGGATTTTGTATCATTTTGCCGATAAGGATTACTTTCTCATCTATCGGGGTGTTTTCTCGTATAAGCCCATTATCATCCAACTGACTATAATCATATGCCTTTTTCATACCAACTACATTATGCTTTTGTATATTTCCAAACTTGGAACTAGGATTACCTGCTATTTTGGAACTTTCTTCACGGTCTTCATATGTAGTGAAATAGGTAGTACGGAAAATACCACGAGCTAATGAACCTTCATTGATTAGAATAGAATCTTCTACATTGAACCCAGTATAACTCATAATTGCAACAACCGCATTCACACCATATGGGTTTTGTTCTTGATTGACATATTCAATATATCTGGATTTTATAAGTGGTGTTTGCCCATAGTTCAACACAACACCCATCTTATCCATACGCATTTGATAATTTGTATGATATACAGAAACAGCTTGTTTACTTTGACCACAAGAGAATACATTTCTTGGAAACTGGTTGTTTTGTGGGAAAATGACTTGGTTACCCATTACACCGAATAAAAGTGATGGTTCAATTTCCAAATGAGTATAATATTTACCATATGTATTTGTACGAATATCGCTTTCTTTCATAGCAATATAGGACCTTTCTTCTTCGGCAGTATCCAAGTAGTCAACTATTGCCTTATTCTTTGATAAAAATCCTCTGTCTTCTTCTGACAACTCTTCTTCATCACCTTCATATTCGCTATTGCTCTTTTTACCAATACCATACAACTTATGTGGACTATATAACTTGTTTTCTTTTATTGAAAAGTTCATGTCTTGTTTTTTTCCAAAACCACTTACTATTTGCTCCCAGTTTATAGACCCACTCTTGAATAGTTCAACAACATTTTTTCTTTCAAAGCTCTTTTTATTTTTTACATGTTTTTGACCATGTTCTTTACTATATGAATGTCTTTCAATATAATAAAGAGGTCTAGTAAGCCGCCCAGCATCTGTATATATTTGGATTTCATTACGGTTATAATCAAACGATATACTTGTGAAAATAGGAATGATTGCATTTCTTCTATAAAGTTTCATATTTTCAACTACTTCCAAAGGATAGTCTATTACTCCAATC